GTTTTTGGAAACCTATATCCATTCCAGTACCTACTGCACCACCGGCTCTGCCTCCCATTAACCTACCTAATGATCTAAATGTCTGATGTGCACGTGCACCTGACTTCTCTAGCATAATGTTATGTGCTCTTAATGCTGCTTTTTCTTTAATATACACCATTTTCATATCATGGATGTATTTTTCTCTCTGTTTGACTTCATTTAATGATAATTTAGTATTTGTTTTACTTAATTTCTGCATTGTTTTTTGATATTGTTTTTCTGTACCTCCCATTCCTGACATGCCACCTCCCATGCCACCACCACTCATACTAGGGATTTTACCAAAGGCTTTCTTTACGGCTGCTTCTAGATTCTTTTCTAATAATTTGGCGTCTACATCCAGTCTTAGTTTATAATCAGCCATATATATATAAATGTAAAAATAGGATTTAAAGATTACTTGAATTTAAGCGAATCTTTCATAAATTCTGACGTGTACGCTATGAGCTTTTTGAGGAAGACCGCTGGGTGTTCGTCTGTTTCTCTTTTGGTCCATCCGTACTTGGTTGCACAGTAGGCGTAGACTCCGATGGTTGCTCTTTCTCCTCCTCTGAGCCCATGAAGCTCGTCATCCAATCCCCTAAAAAATTGACCAATGGATAGTCCACGATTATATGATCTATTATCTCATTAATCACTTTGTTGGATACTCCCTTTATTGCTAGGTCTGTTTTGAAATTAAACGGTGCTTTTCTTAAAGTCTTTAATACAATTTGCATACGGAAGTTACCTAGTTTTACCTTTGGTCTCTGTATGTCTGTTAAGTCTAATGATTGATTAATAATAGCTTCTGTCTCCCCGAATGAAAGTTCAGTCTCATATTGTATTTCTTCGTGATTACCATCATATGTTATGTCAAATGTTTTAATTGCCATATAATGTATTGATTGAAGAGATATATAAGGGTTGTCTAAGATGATGCTGGTGTTGCTGCTGTGTTATCAGTTGCTACTACATCACAATCTCTTGCTTGGAATGATAGATCTTCAAATATTGGCTCATTTGGCTCGATATTTACACTGATATCATCTAATGCAATACCTGATAATGAAAACACTATACTTCTTAATGATGTTGATGACAGACCATTAGAAAATGTTAATTTTAATGTTGGTTGTTCTGCTGCTAATGTCTCTGCTCCTGCACCAGTATTTGCCAATGTGTCTTTTTGCTGAGCATATACTTTTTGTAATTGTACGGAGTCTGTATGTGATGCTTTGAATTTTCCAGTAATCTCGAACAATCTTCTTACTCCAGAACTTGCTCTACTGTCACCTATTCCCCATATATGATCTGCATTTTGATTGAATGAGATATCTATATCTTGTACTTCTGCTATTACTGTAGAGTCTGGAAATTCTAATGATCCATGTGCGAATGTATATGGTGTGTGATTAGCAACACATAATGTTGCAGGTGAACCATCTAATGCTGTTGTAAGTGATTCATTTTTATAATTTGTGTCTATTGATACTCTTGCTAGTTCTCCTATTGAAGTACTGATTGATGCTGTATTCACAATTCCACCTGTTACTGTTCTTACAATGTCAGTTCCTCCTGCTTCAGTTCCTATTTGTGCTGTAAATGATTCAATTATATTAGTAGCAGATGTTGTGTCTATATCAAATGTATGAGTATATGGGCCTGCTCCTGCATCTGCACCTGCTTTAAATCCGATTAATCCTAAGAACCATGGACTTGATAATACAAAGTCTATTGATAAATTACCTCTGGTTTGACCATAGGCATAAGTTTTTACTCTGACATCTCCTAGTTGTGCCAGTGCCAGTTTATTATTTGTAAATGACCAGCCGGTGATTTTTTGTTCGAAACCGAACTGTTCTCCTGCTGATTGAATCGTACTGGCTGCGGTACCGAATGTGGTTTCTCTGACATATTGAAGATATGTAAACGAACCAGTAAATACCATGTTTACATTAGTGTAAATTGGTATATAAAGATAATGATTACACGAATGTGTGAGACTTTACAGCGCTGTATTTTAGGTCAATCATGTGTCTGTACATGTTCCTATAGTCCTGATTTCTGGTCTCGGATTTGGCTATAACTACCTGTAAGAACCCTTGTGCATCCCTTCTGATTATGTTATGTATTATGCGTGATGTCTCTTTTACTATTGCATTCATTCTGGTAGTGCCCCCGTCTTTATATGATCTTATGTCTACTTTGATCAATAAATCATGCCAATATGCGTCTCCATGCAGTGCAAATGGCTTAATTGGTTCTGATAATGGCTCTATTATTATACGCTCTTGATTTCCACTAGAGTCTCCATCAAATCCCACTATTTTCTTATCCCATACTATGTCTATTGATGGTTTAGCGCCTCCTGCACATGTGGCATCCCACTGGGAACATAATGCAGATTTTAGATCACAAATAGCATCATATGTTATGATGGTCATATAATAACACCACTCCCGTCATGTCCTGATTGATAGGTAAAGTCTAACAGATATCTGTCAACCCAGTAGTGTGATTCTATGCCTTCACTCATTATCTTCTTTTGTACTCCTGCTGCTGCGGCCTTTTGTTCTCTTGGCTTTGTGAGTCCTGAATGCTTAACAACCCATTCCAGTATTTTATTGAATGGTGGCGGTGAACTCCATGTCCAGTCTCCACCTGTGTCTGATGCCGCTACGGCCCATTCTTCACTGCCCACAACTTTTGCAGTTTCATCAAAAACAATACTCTCTGATTTGTTACTACAGTCATAATAGTATGATGGCAACTGTTTAAACTCAAATTTCATATCCTGGACCATTTTTGGTCCTACATCGGAGTTAAGATTGCGTTTTAACTGGCCAAGTGATGCTTTATTGATGGTGAATTTGATCAAGGTAAAACAAACACCTCGGCTCTGTCATGGATGATATTGTCTATCTCTTCCTTCCACATTGACATTGCTTCTTCTTTTTTGATAGCACCGCCAAATTCAAGGTCGTCCATTTTGATTGAGGATCTGATCAAGTCTATACATGTTAGTTTTACAGTTGCATCTTCTATGTCTTCTGGTACTGTTGCATCTCCAAATCTATATGTTACTCTTACTCTGTTTTGTCTTAGTATTGAGAATATAAAGCCCCTCAAATAAACCTCTCCTTTAATATATTCAATGTCATATGCTCCAGGAGTAGTTACATAATCAGTCCAATTTCCATTAGATCCGTTCCATATCTCTATCTTATCTCCTGCAGCTGTATCCAAACAAGTATCTGCACCAGATTTATATTTAATATTTCTATGTTTTAATCCTATAAAAGTACCCCATCCGAACGTGTATAGTAATGGTAAGTTAAATATCTCAGTTGTGGCGATTGTTCTCCAGGCATGTCCTGTTCTACGGTCAATTTTATTCTCTGCTCTTTTGATCAGTTTCTCTACCTGGGCAATACTAGGGCTGGTACAGGTGGTTATGTTAATTCTAAGAAAGTCGGCTATATCTGCAGTTGTAGCATAACAAGTAGTCATACTATATAAGTGATATTATATGTAATAAAGATTATTGGCAATTATCCTGAATCAGAACCGTATGAATTAGATCCGCCACCTAAAGCATTCCAAGTAGAAGAACCGTCAAACAAAAATTGTGATTGGGTATCAGTCTCAATGAATATAGAATTTGTAGGTACATTAGTTGGTTTTGTATCGCTAGATAACCCGGTTATTACATTGCCTGAATGGTATACAAGGGTCATGCTATTTGAACCTCCACAAAAGCACCTGCTTTTTTGATTTTAATAAATATACCGTCATTGTTTGAGTCTATAGTTTTTACATATAATCTTCCATCGTCAGCACTTGGGTTGGCTGGTGCTGACATTTTAGTTATATCTAAGTATGATGCACCTAATGCTGGATTTGTCAATATTAAGCCTGTTATTGTTGCGTTTGTAGATCCAGAAGCTATTGATGTGCTACCAATGGTTGGTGCTGAATATCCTGCTGGTACTGTTGCCCAAGTTAAACCACCTGTATCACCTGATTGTTTAGAAAGAAAATATCCATTAGTTCCGGCATTTGAAATTTTAAGATTGTCTTCATCAACTATATCACTTGCTATTGTTGTAGAGTTGCCTGATGATGTTACTTCACCTGTTAAGTTTGCATTGGTAGAATGTGTATAATTGTTTGCACATGATGCAATAGTGGCCAGTTTGGTTGATGCTGTTGAGCAGTATGATATCTTTGCTGTATTAGCAGTAATTTCTCCTGAAAGTGCACATGTTAATGCATTAGTACAAGCGTTTGCTTCATATGCAGTCTTGATTTCTGCATTAGACTGGTCTGCGGTTGCAGATCCTTCTATAGTACCTAGTTTGGTTGATGCTGTTGAACAGTAAGATATCTTTGCTGTGTTAGCAGTAATTGCACTTGCTTGACCTGAAGATATTCCAGTTTTTGCGGTGTTTGCTGTAATTTCTGCTGAAAGTGCATCTGTAAGTGCATTGGTATCTGAGTTTGCTTCATATGCTGTTTTAATTTCAGCATTGGATTGATCTGCTGTTGCAGACCCTTCGATGGTACCTAGTTTAGTTGAAGCTGTAGAACAGTATGATATTTTAGCGGTATTTGCAGTAATTTCAGCTGATAATGCACATGTTAATGCGTTAGTACAAGCGTTTGATTCATAAGCAGTTTTTATTTCTCCAGCTGACTGATCTGCGGTTGCTGATGATTCTATTGCGTCTAATTTAGAATGATCTGTATCAGTGAACGTGTTTGAGTCAGTACCTGCTTCTACTGCAGCCACAATCTCAGCATTAGACTGGTCAGCAGTTGCGGATGTCTCGATAGTTGCAAGTTTAGTGGAGGCTGTCGAACAGTATGATATTTTTGCAGTGTTTGCAGCAACTGCGGTTGATGCTGCACATGAATAAGATATCTTTGCTGTGTTTGCTGTTACGGCAGTGTTATTTGCTACCTCTGTGTCAAAGTCTGAAATTGTTGATGCTGCTTGAGTTCCTGTATGATTTGCTCTTGCTAATGGACATGATGCCAGTTTACTTAGTGCTATTGCTGCTCCGGCATTAATATCTACATTTAATATTGCACCATCTACTATATGTGATGATGTGATTGAACTAGTTGCTATTGCGCATGATGCTAAAACTTTTACTTTATCGGCTGTACCGCCAATACCGTTCCCAGCGTCTGCGGAACCAGGCATCTAATTTTCTCCGCGGTGCCAGATATCTACGTTAGTTGTTCCTGTTGTATGTTTAATTTGTACTATGACTTTTGTATAAGGATTTGATAACGTATGGACGTCTGGTGCTACTGTAGTGGCTATTGAACCTGTAACCAGTTCAACCCAGCCTTTATCATCATCGTTAGTACCTGTTGCGGCTACTATGCTTGCCAAAGGTCTTAAGTTTCCTAAAATCTTATAATCTAAATCTCCACCTGCATTATTATGAACTATGAATGCTGATTCTCTTATGGTTCTTACGTCTATGTCTAATACTGTCGCATATGCTGCTGTTGTTGCTACGTCTTCTGTTTCATTATATTGTCCTATTAGTGATCCCCCGTCATTAGATATTTTTTCTCTTTGAGTATCTACTTGCGCCATAATATACTATATGTGGCAAATCATATATAAAGATGACTGATTGAAGAAAAAAAAAGTGAAGGTTTAGTTAAAAACCAACTACTCGGACTTTAATTGCTAACGAATTAACGATAGCGGATGATGCTGCTAGCTCAGAAAAGGCTTCTGGGGTGGTATTTGTACCTGCTGAATCATCATTAATGTATCCGAAACATTTTACTTTACCCGTTGCTGCTGCTCCTAATGCTGCAGGCACGTATTCAAGTAGAAGTCCTTTGTCGTTGGATATGATTGATGCTTCAATGATGGTGCTAATTCTACCGCCCAATGAAAGGTCAATTGTTACGCCATTTGTGGAGTATGTGTCTCCTGCTGCAAAAGTAACATCTACAACTGTTGTTTTTAGTTTTGATGTCAGTTCTGACTGAATGGATAACGTTTTTCCTGTTAGATTTTGCCAATCTGAATTCACTGCGACTGTGTTTGCCATATATAAATGTAGTATTAATCATATATAAGTATTAGTATATAGCCTTCCCTTTAAATAATTTAAAAAAAACCTTAACAAATGTTAAGTGGGATAGCTTTGTGATAAGACTAGAGTTTAATATCTCTAATTTTACCTTGAGCGATGAAACTTCTACATACGGTTTCACCCATAGTTCTGAATACACCTTTCTCAACAAATGCATTGTTGATGAATGGGTAACCTGGACTTCTACGGGTTGCTTCATAGTATTCTGTTGGGATTGATACCATAATTCCTAATCTTGGGTAACCATATCCTTCTGCATCAGATGTGTCTAATGCAAATAGTCTTCCAACTTCGGATGCATCACTAGCATTGCTAGGAGAATCTTTTGTTGGAATGAATGGAACTCCATAGATAGAGTCTACGTGTATACCTACACCGGTTCCTTTGAATGTTTGAATACCGTTTACATCGACTTGTACCAGTGCTTCTCCGTAAGGGTTTGCAACTCTTACTGATGGCATGAATAAGCCTTGTATTTCGGAATAAACTTCGTGAGAACCAAGGAATACATTTGGATCTTTACCAGCTTTCTTGCGTATTGATCTAAGGAAAGTTCTTAACGTATCATCAGTTAATATTCCATTAGTACCGATGGTACCAGATGGGGATACAACTGTTGAGTCGTATGTTGATGAACTGTCTCTGTCAATTACTGCGCCACTGCTTCCTTTCCAAGGATCGTAGTTGTCTGTTGAACAAGCACCTTGTAAGTTGGCTTCAGTTTGTGATGAAATAATTCTGTCTAATGATTCCCAGTTAAGTGAACCAGTATGGACAGCACAAGCTGCGGCTGCTCCTGCTTCTACATCTGCTAATAACATTCTGTTAAGCATTTCTTTATGTTGAACTGCCATGAATAGTCTAAGTGAACCTAGACCACCCCAGATGTCATCTTTAGAGTGTGTTGCAAGCCATTCCATTACCTCGGAGGCACTGAATGGTAATTGAGCGGTTTTTGGTCGTACATCAATTTCTGCAAGTGTTGGTTTTATGGTGTCGGCAATTAATCCACCTTCAGCTGTACCACCTAGGGCGGTATTGTTTCCACCACCTGTGTCTACAAGTGTGTCTGCTTTAGCTGTTATAACTCTCCAACCTGATTTGTCCCAAGGATACTTTGGTAAGATACCAAATGCATTGGCTTCAAGATTAAGTTGAGCCCATGCGTATGCTCCGAACACTGCGTTGAAGGTACCAGAAGTACTGGTTGTTACAGGTGCGTCTGCCTTTCTCAAAGAGTTACGGTTGTAGCCATAGTACAGTGCTTCTAATTCATCAATGGTTTGGATCTTTACCATGGTTGTTCACCCTGTTCTGGACTGCCGAAATCTCCTTTCAGAATACGTCTTCCGACTGCTCCAAGATCTTCATGTCCTGCTTCACGAGCTGCTTTAAGCACCTCGTTTAATTGAATACCAGAAGATTTCTCTACGGCTTCAAGTGCAGCACCCGGTCTTGGGGTTTCTGTAGTGAAGGTTTGTGTTGATTGACTAAAGCTTTTCTCTTGCATGCTGAGATTATTTTTGTCCTTCTCTTCTGCATTTTCAGCATCAGATTCTCTAATTCCAGCTTGGTTTGAGTTGCTTTGATAGTCATCAGGGACTTTGACTTTTGCACCAATATCGTCTTCTGCTGAAGTTTTTGGCTTCAACGGTAGATCTGTTGGTGTTTCCATGGCTTTAATTCGGGAATCAAATGAATCAACCTTGCGACCAATTCCTGAAATTTCCTCTTTAAGACCACTGATATCGAATCCTTTGATGGTTTCTGTCAATGCTTGCAATGAAGAATCGAATGCAGATTTCTCTACTTCGTCTTCTTTGCGCTCTTCACGTTCATCGTCTTTAACGTCTTTATGTTCTGTCATGTCGTTACTATATATACTCTATTTGATATATATAAGTATGACGCTTAAATGCGCTTTTTTAGGTCAAATTGTAACTTTAATAGATCCAGAATAGATTTATTATAATTCCCTACTGATGATCCTGTAACTGTGTCATCTTCGCCTGAATACTTTGGTTCTTTTTGTCTTGGTCCTCTATCTCCTTCACCTGTATACTCTTCTTCTTCTCCTACTCTTGGATCATCTTTCTGTCCTGTACCTTGTTGTGAATTATCATAGGCTCCCCCGACTCTAATTCCTCCTGACCCACTACCAGGATC